TTTTCTAAAATATCCATCACGTCATTGATTACATCTAAATTGGCTTCCCAACAACCTTGCACTTCGTTATAAGTAAAGTACTTAGATTTGGGACCAGGGTAACCAAAGCCACCAGATGCTTTCATATTAAGGCGAGCACTGAACGAATCACTAACAACTCCATTAACGGCTTCTTTAAGTCCTACTGGACTAATAGATATGTCTTTCTCAAGAGCTGCTGTAACCACGCGATCAACCACTTGGTTTCTAACCTTCCTAAGAAGAGCAGAATTCAAAACAGGAGCGGTGTTATTCATTTTAAGTAAAGCGATGTTATACGGTGAAATATATTCTCCTTCCTCAGTAGTAGTGGGTTCCATCATAGGCACCGTGAAAATCTCATCGCGCACAAAATTGAAGTGTTTAGCAAAGAAATCGTCGAGATAAGGCTGCAAGCGACTTTGCCGCAATTTACTCTTTTTCTTCACGCAAGTCCTTCCGAGAAGCTTGCCATAATAATCAAGATGCTCGAAAGGATAATACATAAAAGGACTTTTAGTGGTAGGTTCTTCTACCTCACAATCATCCAAGCCAGCTTCAGTGTAAAAATTGAGCCCAACTGTGGCCATTTCAGCCACTGCGGATTCTAACTTTGATTTATTGACTGGTATTGAGTAACCATAACCTTCACCTCCAGCAGTATGTATGCCAGCAATCCCAACGGAATTACGGCCGACAGCACAAAAGAGGGGGGTCCCGCACAAACCAGCGCGATGTTCTTTAAGAACATAGCTATACATAACTGGGCAGTCTATTACACCATTAATGGCGTCTTTGGGTTGCAAACCACTCTGATATTGAGCGATAACATTATTACCTCTTATTCTTGCGTTAAAAGTACTTGGTAAGTCATCACAAAAATGGGGCATGGCATTCTTCGCACTTATAGAAGGGAGCTTGATTAACAAAGCATCACCTTCTATAACAACCATTTCGTTTTCTTGAAGTTCAAATTTACGCGCAGTGCGTACTTGATCACGGCCCATGGAAATCACCACGGGTCTAGCTTTCGAAATGGCGTGAGAATTTATTATCCAAAGATTACCTTTGACACCCAAAAT